GACGGGTTAAGAAATAAGAAGCCTTTAATTTAATATTAAGACTGAAGAAGCGAGATTACCAAGTTTAATCGAACAGGACTAAAAGATTAACTTTTAGCACCAACCTAGGTAGGTTGGCCTTTTTGATCATGCTGAAGTAATGGAGCAATGAATGAATAGTACTGGTGTGTACCTTCTTTACAAAGAGGGACTCTACACGCGTTTCAACGCAGCCCCAGTCAGTGCATCTTCTAGATGTTGACTTTCATTCATCTTCTCTTAAACTTATATTTAAAGACTTTTCTTTCAGGAAGACTTTTAGTCATCTTGGAACTTAATGCCTCTGTTGGAAACCAGTAAACATCATTTGACCTCAAGTAAAAAATGTCATAGGACAGATATTAGGATCTGCTCTATTTGATTTTTTATTTGATTCTTCTAAAAACTTTAGAAGCTTAAGGTCATTTGTTATTTGCTGTTTATTCTTTTTTGACTGCTCGAGTATTCGGTATACTGATGTTGCGGACTGAACCTGTTCTAATATCTTTAACAATTGATCTAATTCAAAATGTTTAAGATTTACAGGTCTCATCATCCGTAATGTCAGCATATCCTTAAAGAAGACCATATACATATAACGTCTAACGAGGATAGATCCTGAATGGCCTACAAATTGAAGAAACATCTTCATACAGTAGTCATCTGTGTATTTATCCAAGATAGATTTTATTTGTTTACGGACCGCAGCTAAATGGTATCTTTCATCCCTACTATAAGCAAACGATATAAAAGGAACTAAATCCTTCACATCACTTCCTCGTCAGTGACGAGCAAGCATATCTTTTGCTCATTGTATGGGAAATCCAATCACTTTACTTTTACCAAATGGTATAATAATTTGATGGACTTCAGATATCTTTGCTAATATTCATTCAATCGGAAAGACATTCCTACTAACAAGACTTGTTATAAGACTTAAATAAGCATTATTATCCTTATTTGGTCTCATATCATTCATGTTTGATTGTATAATGGTTTTCATTGAGGAAAATAAAAACTCATTATGCCGAGCTCATCAATAGCTGACTATTGATAGCCGCCCTGCAAATGTATCTTGATTCAAGAACATTTTTCAGGAAATCGGAGAAACGTCTGTAAGATTGTATGAAGTTCTTTTTGCAAATTCAACTACTGGAGCTTTCTGAATAGACACTACTGATTTAGAAGTGTTTATAGGAACTCCGTAGAGGGCCATTAATTCTACATATTTGGTAGCGAGATTGCGATCGAAAATCACAATATCGTCTCCTAATACTTCATACTGATCTGTTCAATTTTTGTTACCAAGTAATTGGTTACAAAATTGCATAATCAGATGATGAGTTATAGCTAACATTGCTCAAGAACTTAAGGCACCCATAGGTTGACCTACTGAATATTTTACCCATTTCTCAGTGATACCATAAAGGTCTTCACCGTTTGCTTTTGAAATGTCATAAGGTCTATTGACCAAAATGTCAGATCATAATCAAGCTAATTCTTCACCTATAATAGGTTTAAGAATAGCGATTTGAAGTAAAATAGGAAGTCGATCGGTTGCTGAGGATAGATCATATCCAAAGCAACACCCAGAAACATGAGATTTAGTTTGAGCCCTTTCAAAGGCTGCATTCTGGTCAAATGTTCCATCATTTGGGAATGTCTTTAATACAGCAAATAAGAAATCATGCAACGGTTTCAATATGGATTGAGTTCATATATCTACCATTGCAAAAATTCTTAATTTACCTGCGGCTTCTTCTTTAAATTGAAGTTGGCCTACTCCATAAGCTACTATAGACTTGACTCAACTTTTCCCCTTATTACTTAAGAATGGATAATTACTAAAAGTAAATACTTTTTCTTTTTCATTTCAGAGTCCGGCGGAACCAGGTCAGGTTTTTAACTTCAACACATTTCACATATCTAATAATGGGACATTATTAGTTAATTCTAGCCACCTTTGAATTGAGGAACCGACTCCAGCCTTCATAAGAAGACCGGGATCAGCACCTATTCCAAGGCAAGCTATTTTATGTGATGGTGAAGAAGTCTGAAGGAGTAGTATCTGAGCCCTATCTAGATTTAAAGGTATTTTTTCTTTCTTAATACTAATAAACTTTTTACTTAGTAAAGTAAATTTGTCTAACGTATTTATAAGAAATGGAATACTACCATTATATAAGTCAGTTATTGTGGTTAATTTGGTTTTAACAGGGGCTTTAATGACCCTGTAAAGACCAAAAATGCTAAGGTATAATTGGATTACTTGGGTAGAACCGCTAAGAATAGCTTTTCTATCTTTTGTACCAATTATAGCTGGTAAACCGCACTTACTTAGTCTAGGTAGGTTCAGATCAGGCTCAATCTCTCTCAAGGATGAGAAAGGTTGACCTGCCAATTTTCTTTGAATACTCAACTGAGCAGCCTTAAGATACTTCACAACAAAAAGAGATCCATGATGTTTGTTTAAATACAACAAGTATCTCCCAAAGTTATGAAGCATTCGCAACTTAGGCACTAGCTTTGACCTTTTATGAATACAAAGTTTTATTATTTTAAAACCGTATTTCTTTAAAAAGTCAATGAAAGCTTTAGAACTTTCAAGC